TCAAGTTAATTATCCCTGCAGAATATGGTTATTACTTTGGTGAAACTCACACACATGAGAGACCTGAGGAGCTAGACGATCTTGAATATAGTAGGGTGTACTATACTCCTTTGCCTTTGTACCATGAGACTGGTGAATATAACTGTATTGATGTAGCTTATACCGAAGACTATGTCTACTATGCCATTAGTCTACATGGTTGTAGCTTTGCGTCTGCTCTTACTGAATATGTAAGAATCGCTAGGAATAAGCCCAACGGTGCTAGTGATCAGTAGGCTCTTAACTATACTTATATAGTAAGTTTAATAAATATAGGAAGAATGTTATGAGCAACCCAATTATTATAGATGTGTTAAATAGTTTTAAAACAGATGAACAAGTTAAACCTATACAATGGTTAATTAATTCGTTAGAGCAAAAAGGTGCTGTGTTTGTTGGTAATAAAACTAAAGCACAGGAAGTAGGCTTCCCTGAAGAGTGGTCAGATATTTTCGGTGGTTTTTGGGTACTGGACAAAACTAAACATCAAGGGTGTTATAGTTTGGTTGGTCCAGGGGATCTTGAAGAAATACTGGAAGACCTAAATGGTTAAACTAGAACACATCCTCAATACTTTAGCGTGGCTCGTGGTACTTCTACCGTTCTGGGTTATGCTGTTACTATATTACTTCTCACCAATTTTATAATTCTTTTTTCGTAAAATATCTCTGATTTGCCAATAAGGTAATAGGGTGTTCCCTGGAACCCTCTTGGTAGATCGCTTTTATTGGGTTATTGGCTAGGCTATTAGCGACCTATTGACTTGTGTAGGGTAATAGGTGTGTGGACTGTGGTTCTTGGTAATGTGATGGTACTAAAGTACAAGGTAACATAAAGCATGTGAAAGAGATTAAGGACGATGGTTTGTGGAACTGTAGACCTATATATAGAACTAACTTTCCATGAGCACACGGACAAAGGTAAAAAAGCTATGAGATATGGACTGTGAACTGTGGATTCTGGACTCCCAGCCAATAGCCAATAGTCCACGGTCATTATATCACGATCACAATGCAAGGTAATCAGAAAACCGTTGTGTGGATTATTGATGGTAATCTGAAAATCCGTTGTGCATATGTATATTGTGATCACATGTGCACCATGGTCCATGATCACAGTGTGATCGCACAGCGACCACGGACGACATTGATTAAATTTTGAACGATTATTTATTTTAAGAATTGCTAAAATAATACTTTACTTTAAACTTTACTTAGGATAATATGACCTTAGTTAGTTAATTATGACTAACGTAATTAAGGAAAACAATATGAAAACTACTACTAATAAAAAGAACGAAGTTAAAGTGAACTTAGGCGGATTAGACGGTAGCCTGATTTATACAGCTACGGGTAAAGTAGCAAGGGCTAAGCATAACGCTGAAAGGCACGTAGCCCTGAACGGTATGACGGTTACCGAGGCACTAGCAACTAGGTTAGTAAACGCGCAGGATATTAAGTATGATTACGCTAGGGGATTTATAACCCTTGAGCCACACGCTAGTAAATAGCCTGAGCGAATTAAGGGTAGCTTGAACGAGCTACCCTTTTTTTATACCTACGAACCCAGCCGACCACGAACCTTGATTTTTTTACCCCCCACCCCCCTTATACGATAACGATTATATATAAGGCTACAAGCTGAGTTTTTGATTGACATTACATTAGGATTTTACTTTTGATACTACCTAGACTACACTATATACACAGATAACACTGTTTAAAAAAATTTTTGCAAAATTTTTATGGATATAGAATACACTGACGAAGAGCTTGCACTAAGACCAACTCCAGGACAACAGGAACTGTTACCCTATAATCCTTCTCCGTTAGAGCAACAAAAACTAGGCATAGCTTCTTTATTGCGTAAACTAGGGTATGACAAATACCGTGCTTATCAACTAGCAGATAACACCACGTTCCTATCAGAATTTATTCCAGGCTTTGGTGATGTACAAGGTATGAGAGAAGGTAAATACCTATACGATCAAGGCAGACCTGTTCTAGGTGCTAGTATCATGGGGTTAAGTTCACTACCGTTTATACCAGTAGGACGTATGATCAAAAACATACGAAACAAAGGCGAGCTTAACGTAACCCCAACCCAAGCCTTTAGAACCAGAACTGGTGAATCTGCATTAGAGCAAGCATCAGATGCTACATATAATCCATCATATAGCACTCAAACAGGGCAACTGGATATGAGCTTACAAGAAGCAGCAACTGTAGGTAGACCCAACGTAGAAACTTTATTAGAACGTGAAGTAGTTAAGTTTGCAGCAGATACAGCTTCTGATATTAACAAAGCATATCCTGTAGAAAATATACTCAAACAGATTGAATCAAAAGTACCTGATGCTGCTAAAGGTGGCTTTCAAAGACAGGTAGATGAGTTTGTTCCTCCAGAACTTATGAAGACTAAAGCTACTCTTCAAGAAGTGTTAGATAATATAGGTAAAAACAAACCAACAATAAAAGAAATGGAATCTCAGTTTGAACTTGGAGATGTCAGTGGTAGTCTGGGTGCTCGATATTCTCCATACTTACCGAACATACCTAAGTCAGACACACCAGCAAGAACACTACCAGAAGCTATGGCTAATGCTCCCATATTAAATTACACGGAACGTAGTTTCGCTATAGATTCTCCAAAGTACGATGTAATTCCAGGTTCAGGAAGAGGACACGGTGAAGTTAGTACAGGGTTATTACCAGAATTTACCAGAGATAATTTTGACGAAAATTTAAAAAACCGTATATTTACTACACGTTCTGCACTATATGAGCAAGACGGTAAAAAAATATTAATAGGAGCAGAAGGTCAATCAGGTCTTTACAGAATGGGTGGATCTTCTAAAAAAGCATTAGAAGAAATGAATCAGGTATCAGTCTTAGACGATAAAATGTTAGAGTCTATAATAGACTCTGGTTTCACAGATGTCGGAAGATATTTAGATAACCCATCCATGATAAATTATGTAGACCATGAACTGGGAACATTACAAAGATTAACACCTGCAGGTCTACCAAGCCGAAAAGATTTCGAAGAAGCACTAAAATCTTCTGGTTCTAGTGTTGAAAAATTTAATGATAAAGTCCAAGAAATGCTCAACTATATAGATGCACAAACAACAAGAATTTTATCAAACCCAGAACGTAATCCTGGAGGTCCTAGAGCTCTTGAATATGGATCAGCACCTTCTGAAGCTAGGGATTTAGCAACAGATGACGCCAAAGTTAGATATCTACCCGAACTTACTAAAATGATAAAGCAAAAAGTCGATCCTAAAGACCCTACAAAATTTACATCTCCTCCAATGTTTAAAGATTGGTTCCCCATGCACATGAAAACTGTATTAAACGAAGGTGTAGAAAAAGGTGCGGACGTAGTACGCTTCCCTATTAATGATTATGCTGTAGCTCAACAAACAGGAGAAGATATACTACCAGCACGTGCAAGAGATTTTATGGATGAGGTAGGTTCTTTACGAGAAGGTCAAACTCTTACACCTGAAAGAAACTTAACCCAAGTCCTAGCTAGAGAGTATAGAAAACGCACGGAACAAGGAATCAAGCGTATAGAAGGCGAGTACGGAATTAAGTTAAATGCTAAAACAGTAGAAGACGAAAACCTTAACGAGTTTTTAGAAATAGAAATGACACCAGAATTAAAAGAAATATTTAAGACTATAGTTTTCAACCGTGGCGGTGCTGTCCGTAAACCGTTAATGAATCTCAAGTATTAGATCGCTACATGACGAATCGACCCGAGCTTGAACAACTGCCAGAGGAAGTTCTAAAAGAACACTTAGAACTATCAGAAAGGTTACAAGAGCTCGAGCGTGTAGAAGAAGCTCAATCTAAGTTTTTATCTTTTGTCAAAACCCAGTGGCCATCGTTCGTGGAAGGTGCTCATCATAAAAAGATGGCAGAAGCCTTTGACCGTATAGCTGACGGTAAAATAAAAAGACTCATCATAAACATGCCACCGAGGCACACGAAGTCTGAGTTCGCTTCACATTACTTTCCTGCATATTTAGTAGGTCGTAACCCATCACTCAAGATACTACAAGCAACACACACGGCAGACCTTGCTGTAAAATTTGGTAGAAAGATTCGTGACCTTATGTTAATGGAAGATTACGAAAAAATATTCGACAACGTAAACATAAACCCAGATAGCAAGGCAGCAGGTAAATGGGAAACACAAGATAAACGTAACCCTAAACTCAAAGGTGAGTATTATGCAGCTGGTGTGGGCGGTGCGTTAGCTGGACGTGGTGCGGACTTATTTATCATTGATGACCCTCACTCAGAGCAAGATGCCCTTAACCCAAAGTCCATGGACGATGTGTATGAGTGGTATACCAGTGGACCAAGACAGCGTCTTCAACCTGGAGGTAGCATCGTCATAGTGATGACGCGGTGGAACGTAAACGACTTAACAGGTAGATTACTCAAAGATGCGGCACGAGATCCTAAAGCAGATCAATGGGAACTCATAGAACTTCCTGCTATACTACCCAGCGGTAAACCACTGTGGCCAGAATACTGGACTATAGAAGAAATGGAAAGTGTCAAAGCTTCGTTAAGGGGTGGACCAAAGTGGCACGCACAATATATGCAGAACCCTACATCAGAAGAGGGTGCACTTATAAAAAGGGAATGGTGGCAAGAATGGCCATACGACAAGCCTCCTCAATGTGATTATATTATTCAAAGTTATGATACTGCATTTTTAAAATCAGAGCTTGCAGACTACTCAGCCATTACAACATGGGGTGTGTTTTACCCAGAAGGTCGGTTAGGTGGTGAAGAAATATATAACGGCGATGCTCCGCACATCATATTATTAGATGTAGTAAAAGGTAAGTACAACTTCCCTGAACTTAAAGGTCAAGCGTTTAAACAATACGAACACTGGGAACCAGACGTAGTTATCATAGAAGGTAAAGCAAGTGGTATGCCCCTCACGCAAGAACTGCGGAACGTAGGTATACCTGTACAAAACTACACACCATCAAAAGGCAACGACAAAGTAGCAAGAGTCAATGCCTGTGCACCATTGTTCGAGTCTGGCATGGTTTGGTATCCTGACACTAATTGGGCAAAAGATGTAATAGAAGAATGTGCAGCTTTCCCAGCAGGTGATCACGACGATTTAGTAGACTCAACCACACAAGCATTAATGAGATTTAGGCAAGGTGGCTTTGTACAACTACCAAGTGATTACGAAGAAGAAGTTTTATATCGGAAGAAAATAAGTTATTATTGATCAAAGGCGGAGGACAAAATATGTCGCACTACACAAAAGACTTGAATGAAGTCATCAAAGGTTTGAAAAAAGCAAGTAGACTTCATGCAGCACAGGCGAAAAAACTCGAGAAGATAAACAAAGATCAAAAGAGTAGATATAAAAAACCTGTCAAAAAGAAAAAAGTAGCTAAGAGAAAATAATGGCAATCGAAGCACAAAGATATCCTAAACGAGACAACCCCATAACTCAAGAAGCAGAATTAATTGTAGAACTTGAAGACAACACCGATGACGAAGGTGTAGAGTTTCAAGTAGGGGCTAACGGTCAGATGCTTCCTATGACTGATACGGAAGCCTTAGAAACAGAACATAACTCTAACCTAGCTACAGTTTTAGATCCCAGTTCCCTTAGTGAGATATCAGGTGAACTAATTGCAGCTTTTGAAGAAGATAAAGAATCACGTGATGAATGGTTACAAACTTTTTCTGATGGTTTAGATTTATTAGGCATAAAATCAGAAGAACGTGATATGCCTTTCCCAGGAGCAAGTGGAGTAACACATCCACTACTCTCAGAAGCAGCCACACAGTTTCAGGCACAAGCCTATAAAGAGTTGCTGCCAGCCAATGGTCCCGTAAATACCAAAGTGGTAGGACTTGACACTCCCGAGATAGCAAAACAAAGCAAACGTGTCAAGGATTTTATGAACTACCAAATAACAGAGGTTATGGAAGAGTATGATCCAGATATGGATAGTCTGTTATTTTATCTACCGTTGGCTGGTAGCGCATTTAAAAAAGTGTATTTTGATTCATTACTAGGTAGAGCGACCTCTGCTTTTGTAAAAGCTGAAAATTTAGTCGTAAGTTATGACACAACTAACCTAGAAACATCTCCAAGAATCACACACGTCATTACAATGACAGGTAATGACATCAGAAAAATGCAATTAAACGGTGTTTACCGTGATTTTGACATAGGATCACCAGGAGAAATGAGTTATGACGAAGCTAAAGACAAGATTGACGAGCTTCAAGGCATCAGTAAACCCACTAGTGACTATAATGAGTACACATTATTAGAGATTCACGTTGATTTAGAGCTAGAAGGCATTGATGAATATGAGTTTGGAGTGCCTTACATCGTAACTTTGCTTGAAGATTCAGGTGAAATACTCTCAATAAGGAGAAACTGGGGCATAAATGACGAATTATTCCGTAAAAAAGAGTATTTTGTACACTATAAGTTCCTTCCAGGACTAGGTTTTTACGGTTTTGGGCTAATTCACATGATTGGAGGGCTAACTAAGTCAGCTACTTCTATATTACGTCAGTTAGTAGACGCTGGAACCCTTAGTAATCTACCCGCAGGCTTTAAAGCTAGAGGTATGAGAGTGCAAGGCGAGGATGAACCGTTACGTCCAGGAGAATTTAGAGATGTAGATGTGCCAGGAGGCGTAATACGTGACGCTTTAATGCCCTTACCTTATAAAGAACCGAGTAATGTACTAAGTCAGCTACTAGGTATACTAATAGACTCAGGTAGAAGGTTTGCTTCTATCGCAGATATGCAAGTTGGTGATATAGGTAGTCAACAACTACCCGTAGGCACTACAGTAGCCATGTTAGAGCGTGGTACTAAGGTGATGTCAGCTATACACAAACGTTTACACTATGCTCAAAAGAAAGAATTTAGGTTATTAGCGGGTATATTCAGTAAAAGTTTACCACCAGTGTACCCCTACGATGTTCCAGGAGCTAGTAGAGAAATAAAAGCTATAGATTTTAACGATAAAATAGATATTATTCCCGTAAGTGACCCTAATATCTTTAGTATGGCTCAAAGAGTGATGTTAG